CACTGGACTATTGACCTTAACAAAGCTGAAGATATGCGCCTAAAAGATAAGCAACAATGCCTAGAATTTGGGCAGTATGATGGCGATAAAAAAGAACCAACCTTAAATGAATTATAGTCTTGACTTGATATTCATTAGTGCATCATAAACAGGTTATGTACCATATACTTCAGTGTAACATATTCGTGAAAGGAGGTGATAAAATGTATGAAGAAAACAGTGTCTGGTATGACCGAGCAAGGTGCGTGTTGGTCAGTAATGATGGAGACGTAATCATGCAATTAGATAGCTTGACAATAGGAGACCGAATTGAAGTTTAAAAAATATGATCTAGCCATACATTTCGGTGGAAGTGTATGCCAAGCTTTAAGATCAAATAGACTTATAGATATAGAAAGGATACATGATGGTAGAGTTATTACACTGGGAGGAGTGGTTTTAGTTGTCTGTTACTTTGATTAGGCTGTCTAATTTTATAGAAGAATTTCGTAAACTGGACAGCGAGATGCAGGCTCAGACTATGTTAGCTTTGTTATATATAGCAAGGATGGACAAGACTGATAGCCCAGCAACAGTAAAGGATGTTGGAGAACACTTAGGGGTTTCAACAGCAGCAGCAAGTAGGAATGTTGCAGCACTATCAGCATGGAGCAGGCATCAGAAACCTGGACATGATCTGGTTGAAGCTACCGAGAACCCAGCATTTAGATCACAGAAGTTTATTCGCCTGACTACAAAGGGAAAGCGAATAATTAAAACACTGGAGGAAAACTATGGCAGTTTCACAAAGGGGGAGTAGTTGGCAAGCGTATGTTCGTAAAGACGGACAGCGCATTCGCAAAAGCTTCTCCACTAAGGAAGATGCTACTGTATGGGAAGCGTTGGCAAGGCAGGCCATAACACATGGCAAGTCTGTCCCGAATGTGGGGTCTGACACTACCAATAATCACACGCTGTCTAAGGCAGCAGATGAATGTTACTTAATGTTTTGGAAAGGAAGTAAGAGCGATGAAAAAATGGTTCAATATATTAAGCTCTTGGTTAATCATTTTGGTACTAGGTTTCCTATCAATAGCTTCACTAATGAGGTGGTCGGTTCCTATATACTAGACTTGAAAGAGCTTGGTAATGCCAACGCTACTATCAATCGAAAGTTATCATGCCTTAGTAAGATACTTAAGTACGCTCATGAGCTAGGTAAGCTTGATAAATTACCTAAGATTCACAAGCAGAAAGAAGGTAAGAATAGAATACGCTGGCTCACTAAGGGTGAGGAGCAATCTATCCTAGACCTGTTAATAGATTGGGGTAAGTACGATATACATGATGCTGTAGTTGTATCTATGGATACTGGGATACGCCATGGTGAGCTTGGCAGGATACAGGCTAAGGATATTATACCCGATGGTTTGTACATTGGACTTACTAAGAATGGTGAGCCGAGGTTAGTACCCTTAACCAAGAGAGCTAGGAAAGTTCTTGAAGATCGTATCAACTTAATCAGGGCTAACCAAAGCAATGATCAAAGCTTGTTCCCTATGTTCAGTAGGGATTGGCACAGATCAACTTGGGAGCGAGTAAGAAACCATCTTGAACTTGATGATGTGGTCTGGCATACGTTCCGACACACCACTTGTTCTAGGTTGGTTCAAGGTGGCGTACCACTTACTCATGTTAAAGAATGGATGGGACATAAGACCATCACGACTACCATGAGGTACGCTCACTTAGCACCTAAGCATCTACAGGAGATCGTAGGTGTCCTTGAATAATATTTGTGGCCTGATGTGTGGCCTAAGTTGCGGACGTGGTGGAATTGGTATACACAGCAGACTTAAAATCTGCCGCCTAATCAATGGCATACGGGTTCAAGTCCCGTCGTCCGCACCACTTAAAAGGTCTAGGTGATTTGCTACACTCAGGTAACAACCACTATTCATCATATAAATAAAGGGTTTCACCAGTTAATTCTGGTGGCCTACTTAACTGTTACACTGGCGTAGAGACTTTGCGCTTTGACCACCAGTGTGGCCTAAACCTGTGGCCTACGGAGGCAATACTAGAATGCCCACATTAGAAGATCAGTACCAACTAGAGTATGAAATGGTTCAGGAAGGTATCCGAAGATACCAAAGAAATAACGATAAAATGTCGAGCAAGGGGATCGAAAGCAAAACCACCTATGGCCGCATGATGATAGCCAGTGTGGTTCAAGAGGTATCAAAGGGGGTAGCCAAGCTACAATCCACTACAACTTCTAATAGAGATATTGCTAGAAAAAAATTGAAGAACATGAATGCAGATCAGGTTGCATACCTAGCACTTATCACTGTCATTGATGGGATAAGTAAGCGTTACACTTTAATGAAAGTAGCTCGTGGTGTTGGGATGTTTATTGAGGATCAAGCTAGGCTCCAGGTTTGGCTGGAAGCTGAAGGTAAGATAGCTGAAAACATTATCCGACAAGCTAATGAAAAGAGTGGTCGAGGCAGTAAGCGTACTGGATTGATACACAAGATGAACAAGGATGGATACAAGGATACTGAGTGGACTAATGAGCAGCGTATTCACGTTGGTCTACGGATGGTTGATATAATTATCCAGACCACAGGTATCATTGCTATCAAGAGACAGAAGACTAGCCGCAACAAGACCACTACCTTTGTTGAAGCTACACCTGAGACTCTCGAATGGATACAAAAGTCTAACGAGGCTGGTATGACTAAGCGTCCTCGTTACTCACCCTGCATCATACCACCTAGAGATTGGGAAGGATTGTTTGGGGGTGGCTATCACTCAGACGTTATAAACTTATTACCTTTTGTGAGGGCACACTGATGCGGAAAAATACTAGAAAATATTTCGAGGAATTATCTAATAGAGATTTGTCTGAAGAGTACAATTGTGTGAACGCATTACAAGCTACACCTTGGAGAGCTAACAAGAAAGTTATTGAGGTACTCAGACAGGCTTGGAACAGTGGACAGGAATGGGCAGGTCTTCCACCAAGGGATGATTTACCCTTACCACCCTACCCCTTTGACAAAGAACCTGCTGACTTAAGTGAGGTAGAGAAAGAACAGTTTAAAGATTGGCGTAAGCGTAGGAACTCTATCTACCAGTTCAATGGTAAGTCTATGTCAAAGCGTATCCAAGTTGATCGGACTATTGAGATAGCTGAGGACTACTGCCAGTACCCTGAGTTCTGGTTTGTGTGGCAGTTAGACTTCCGTGGTCGCAAGTACCCTGTAGAATCTTTCATGTCTCCACAGGTAGCTGACTGGGGTAAGGCAACACTTGAGTTTGCTAATGGTGTTCCAATTAACAACGAGGAAGAGGCAGAGTGGTTAGCTATACAAGGTGCTAATGTATTCGGTGAAGACAAGATTAGTTTACAAGAGAGAGTGCGCTGGGCTTATGCTCACAATGAACAGGTGGCTAAGGTAGCTGAAGCACCTTATGAATATCTGTGGTGGACTGACGCTGATAAGCCTTGGCAGTTTTTAGCTTGGTGCTTTGAGTGGGATCAATGGATTAAGCAAGGTCCAGGTTTCATAACACACCAGCCTACATCAGCAGATGGATCTTGTAACGGTTTGCAGCATTTGTCTTCAATACTCAGAGATGAAAGAGCAGGTGCAGCAGTAAACCTAATACCATCTGCACTACCCAAAGACATTTACACTGACGTAGCTAATGAGGCCAAGCGCAGTATTGAAGTAGAGGCTAGGCTTGGTAATGAGATGGCTAAGAAGTGCTTAGACTTTGGCATAGATCGTAAGCTTACAAAGCGTAGTGTTATGATCGTGCCATACTCAGGAACACAACACGCCTGCCGAGCGTACATTGAGGAGGCCATAGAAGAGCGTGTGGTTAAGGGTGCAGTGTCACCTTGGGGTGATGATTACTTCAACCCATCCCTGTACATGGCGGCACATATATGGGCAGCGATAGGCACAGTGATTACTTCAGCACGAGAGGTTATGAACTATGTCAAAGAGGTGGGTAGAACTTATGCCAAGCACAACAAACCAATGGAGTGGATTACACCTACAAACCTATTGGTAAGGCAGGCATACCCAGAGCTGAAACTACGCAGAGTTAAAACTATTATTGATGGCAGTATTGT